ATAAACTTTTGGATTTTGATTGAATATGCCTTTTTTTGCTACAAAGAATTTACCATCTCTTGGGTCTTCACCAGCAAAAACGGCGGGGGCTCCGTCCCACTTGACAGTAATGTCTATTGGTGCTTTTGCATTACCGCTCAACATATCCCTCATTGACCTGAGCGCTAGGATTGCCTGGCGAGCCCCCTTAACTCCGCCGTCAATGATAAGGTCCTCAATATGTGTCATATGAGTATTCTTACCTGCGGCTTCTGATAAGTATGCTTTTAAAGTTTTCATAATTGTATTATACCATATATTTTAGTAAATTAAACTATACAAATTTTGTTTTCTTTGCTGGTCTTGTTGAAGTAAATACTCCAACTCTACAACTTTGGATACCAAAATGATTCATGTCACTTGAGTATCTTGCATAGAAAATAGCTTTATAATCATCTCTTGGTATAAACCCATTTTCAGCTTGATGATTAGATTTTATAGTCCAATATTTACCGCTTTTCTTTAGTTTCATTTCTCCTTGATGGAATTCATCAATATTATTGAGACCAGGCTTTCCGCCGTAATCTATTCCATATATTGATTTACGTACTATATCTTTTCCGTCTCTATCTAAGTCAATATCTCTTTTTACAGAATCTCCGCTTTTCATGCCATCAGGGAATAGTTCTTTTAATGTAGCAATAAATGCGTTTACTTGTTTACTTCTTTCAAATACGCCCTTTGTTCCACGAGCTGTCAATCCGCCATATTGCTGAAAGTCATTTGATTTAGAGCCAGCCTTATGAGATAACCATGCGGTTTGTTCTCCCATATCGTCTAGTAAAAAGAAATCAGCTTTTGGAGTTCCTTTTGGTTGTCCAACGCCAGATACTACTACTTTCCTACCACCGACTAACATATCAAGAGCTCCGTCTTCTTGTTCATCCATGACTCTTTCTAGTTCAGTTCTAAATGAGGCTAAGTATCTATCTTCAGCAGCTGTACCAAATCCTTTTCCTTTACCGCCAAATTCTGGTGTCTTTAAAAAATCTCCAGGATATTGTACATTACCACCAGTAGTATTGAAGGTAAACTTAAATCCTGGTTTGCTAAATTCTTCTTTATCAGGTGCAGGGTCTTTAATGACAACTTCGCCTTTAGTAGTTAAGAATTCTTTTTTGTTTTTAATTTTATCTAGGAATGTGTCAAGTCTAGCTGAATTGCCTTTTTTAAGATACTTCGTTAAATCACTATGTGTTAACACAGTGAATTGTAATTGTTCTTGAATGTATGTTTTAAAACGTAGCATAGAACTATTTATAATAGTTTATGACTCAGTTTTCTTTTCGATATAAAATGGGTTAGGCTTAATGTCGCCATTAACAGCGACACTAATAATTTTTTCTTGATGTAGTTTTTTTACAGTTCTTTCAGCACCTTCTCTTACGCCAAGCTGCCAGCTTTGATAAGCACAAAGTGATATAATAATTGCAAAAATTAAATATTCCATTATCTTTCGTAGATATAGACATCAAGTCTTTCGGCATGTCTAAGAGGAAGAGACTGGTCGTAAGCCCTAGCATATTTGCCATCAGCTCTAGCATGCTTAGTACGAGGACCTCTTGCTTGACACTTGACATAATATAACGCAGGACTCCCAGGCTCCTCATCAGAACCTATCCATTCTAGATATTGTTTTCTATTTTTATATCTACTTCTTGCAGTAGCATTGATAGCTCTGACTGATTTTCTAATTGTTTCGATTTCTAACATATCACCAGCACTACCTGTGTAAAATGTTCCTACATAACTTGTTGATTGTCTCATTAGTGTATTGGCCTCCCGCCTAGTGATTCAAGGAAAAATTGACCTGGTATATCGTGACCAGTTCTTGCAAGTACAGACTCACAAAGTTTATCCCATGATTGATTAATAGTTTCTGGATTTTTATCTTTAGCCCAAGCTAGTTCAACTAAATCCAATTCAATTTCTACAGGTATGTTTGTAGCAATGTGTGTTAGTGATAATATATTACTCATTATTTACTCCTTCTTAAAGTTATTAATCTTTTAATTTCATCTCTTGCTTCTTGCTTATGTTTTGCATTAGCTATCTTTTTCATTTTATCCGATATTGGAAATTGTATTACATTATTCATTCCAACCCTCCACAAATCTTTTTTCGATTAAAGCTTCTATAACTTTAAGTCTATCAGTATGTGCAACTCTTTCATCCCAAGAATCACAAACACCTGGTTTCATTCCGCCTTCTAGTTCTCTTAATATAGAACCAGTAGACATTTGCTCTACATCCTCTGCAATTATTTCGAGGATTTGTTCGTTTATATGATGTGACATTTATATTCTCCTTATCAATTTATATGTATATTATACCATACTTTTTAGCAAATGTAAACGTTTTTTTCACTTTTTTTTAAAAATAATTACACAACAATCACTATCTCAAGGGCGGTTAAAATAAGGGAAAGAAAAGGGGAGCAAAAGCTCCCCCATGATAATGTCAATAATAAAGGAGTGTTATACTTCTTTTGCTATAAAAGTGTATACACCGTAAGCAAGGGCTACCCAAGCTACTATGTCAACTAAGCCACCTAGTAGTAGGTAAGATAATGAAAGGCCAACTATAAGTCCGCCGTCCCATGAAGTTCTTTCGCTCCATCGGTCCATTAACCATGCTTTTGCTGTATTTAACATATTCATATATTTTCTCCTATTAAAGTTTAAAGTCAGCAAAAGAGTCATTACTTTCTCTTTCACCAAACTTGTTTATCGGTTTATCTGGCACCATTTCTGTCATGATGTCTGATTGCGCCGATTCCTCTACATCATATAGTTTCATGCGGGAACGGTCCACACCAACTACAAATCTCTTGTATTTGGTTGGGTCGTTATATCTATTTTTCAATTGTTTTACGAGCAATTGACCTAATTCTTCAAGTTCCTCTGTTGATATAAGAGCAAACATTAAATCAGCCGTTGCTGGTAAACCAAATGATTCAGATGTATCCTCTAGACCAACATCAGTATTACTGAAACCAGACCTTGTAGTCTGAGTTGCCGATACTATCGGTACATTGAATTCTACTGCTAAGCCTCGGAGTTCCTCAGCTATAGCTTTTATATATGTATAACTATTTATACTTCCACCCATACCACGCATGCGACTTGAGGCACAAATATTTAAATAGTCAATATATATCATATCAGGCTTAAAGTTCTTTTTAAGCTTAAGCTCGTTAAGTAAAGCTCTGAAATGACCTGTATGAGCAGAACCTGTAGGATATTCCTTAACAATTAATTTACCTACTGATGCTTTTGCTATCTTTCCAATCTTATCATCAAATACATTTTTAGGTAATGAGTTTAAAGATTCAATTGGTAAGTTCATGAGATTCGCATCGATTCTTTCTGCAATTCTTTCTTCAGCCATTTCCATAGTCACATACAAAACATTCTTTCCTTGATTAAGGACTGCTGCTGCGCAATGACACATGAATAATGACTTACCCACACCGGTACCGGCAAGGGCTATGTTAAGTGTCTTATTAGGTAGACCACCTTTTGTTATTTTGTTAAAATAATCTAAATCGAACGGTATTCTATCTTCTTTACGATTATAAAAGTCAAACCTTTCATCGCTATTGTCAATATAATCATGACCTATTTGTTGGTCAAATGAAACACCAAGAGCTTCAGAAAGTATTTCAGGTATAGCACCTTCACTTCTTGTAGCATCTTTCTTATCAATGATTTGTATTGAATCCATAATAGCATTATAAACTGCTCTTTCCTTACACCATTTTTCTGCTTCAGTTATGAGATAATCAGTATCAATATCTGATTTATCTTTGATTTCATTAATTAATGTTTGAGCATTATTAAGAACATCTTCTGGTGCATGGACCTTTTTAAGTTCAAGATTAAGAACTTTAGAAGTTGGCAGTTTATTATGTTTGCCTACAAATTGTACAATTAAATCGAATACCGTTTTATGAGTACCTTCAAAATATTCATTTTTTAAATATGGTACTACTCTTCTACAGAATTCTTCGTTATGTAGAAGATGATTCAGTATGTGTGTCGGTAATTGATTTTCCAATATGTCCTCCATTTTCTAAACTATCTGTTATTATATATTGTAATACAGAGCCTAGGTAATTTTTAAATGATTCATCTTTATTTAATTCATCAATGTTAAAATCAGCTGGGTCTTGGACTGTATAGTTAAAGCTAAGTGTAGCCATATCTAAATTTTCATCTTCTTTAATTCCTACTTGTCCATATATTACTGTTACGTCTTTCCATGTTCCAGTCTTTAACTTTACACCATAAAAAGCGCTATTATCGTGTTCTACGATTGAGTAATCTTTTTCAGTAATTGTATACATTATTCAGCTTCTATATCAAGGTCAATATCAATCATTGGTCTATGTCCAATTGAATAATATGTTTTTACAAACTCTTTAAAGTCTGTATTTTTAAATATTGGTTCCCAGAACTTTTTCTTAAGAGTATCTTTTTCTCTTACTTTAGGTTCTAGTATTTCTCCTGTTTCCATATCAACTGCAGCGTACCAGCCAACATTTGGTTTAGTGACATATCCACCAGCCATTGCTACATCAAGCAATCCACTCCATTGTTCGATACCACCTTCCCATGAAACACTGATTGGAATCTTGGATTGTTCTTTTACAAACCTTGATTTTTCTACTTTAATAATAAAATGGTACCCTTGTATTTCAGTACCTTTTTTCTCTTGACGTCTTCCAATAATCCAGATATTATCTGCTGAATAGTAGATACCTGTTCCACCACCTACAACATCTTTTGGAAATAATCCAATTTCTTTATAAGTATGGTTAACAGCAAGTAAAGGGACATTCTTCATAGTAAGATAAGGAGTGACCATTCTGAATAGTCCCTTTAATGCTTTAGCTCTTGACATATCTGCTACAGACTTTTCGTTAAGAGCATCTTCCAACTCTTTCTTAGAGGCTAAGTTCCCAATTGAATCAATAACGACTATAACTTTGTCGCCTCTTTCGATATTTTCGAGTTGTCCTACTAAATCAAACTTAAGTTGTTCGACGTCAGTAATTGGTGTGTGTAATACTCTGCTAGTATCAATACCAAATGTTTCAAAGTATGATTGTGGTGAACCAAACTCTGAATCATAAAAAAGCATTACAGCATCTTCATATTGCTTGAGATAAGCTGCTCCCATCAGCAAAGCAAATGAAGTTTTAAAATGTTTAGATGGACCTGCTAGAACTGTAAGTCCTGATGTAAGTCCTCCTTCAATATCGCCTGACAAAGCAACGTTAACCATTGGTACGTCAGTTACGATTACGTCTTTTTCAGCAAATAAAGCTGAATCAGATAGAATAGCAGTATCTTTTACTTTACTATTCTTTTTTAGTTTATCCATTATAGACATATTATCTTCTCCTACCGCGTGCGGTAATATATGCATCGTTCATGCGTTGTTGTTTACGAGCTCTTGAAATAGCTTCAGCCTTTTTTCTTTTTCTTTTAGCTGTAGGCTTTTCATAGAATTCTCTTTTTCGTACTTCTTGTACAATACCTGCTTTCTCACAGGCTTTTTTAAATTTACGTAAGGCCACATCAAAAGGCATTTCTTTTGCTGGCCGTTTATCTCGTTTATTTCGATTTGGCCGTGGCCTTAAATCAATACTTGGCATAGTCACTCCTATTATTAAAAATCATAAGTATATTATATCATAAAATCAGTCAATTGTAAACTGTTTTTTTCATATTCATAGGTTCTTTTTTTATTGTCCTGAACCAAGAACTTTGTATCAACAGTTTCTAAATTACCAGCTAAATATTTCTTAACCATTCTTGCTGGATGTTCAGCTGTAGTCACTGGTACATTTTGACAAATATGATTCAATGACCTTTTAGGATTAAGTAATATAAAGTCCTCTGGTAGTTTCATTAAAGATAGAGCTTCTCTTACTGTTAAATATCTATCTTCATCAGGATGTGTTAAACACGTAGGCATATGACCGACAAAAGCTCCTATTTTATCTTTAGGAACTTCAGTTGTTTTTCTCATTATATTACCACCAGCTTTCAGTTTATGATATTGTCTATCGCATTTACTTGCTACATTATCATATCCATTTTCACGCATCCATTTTGCAACTTCTTTATAAGTTGTTCTTTCTTCGATATAATCCATTGGATTAGTCGTCTTTTCTATTTTCTTTTGAAACTCTTGATGTGTGATACCGCCTTCTAACTCCTCTAGTACATATTTATAATACGGCTCTTCGGAAGGAGTCTTATCATTGCATAATATTTGACTCATTGGGTCATCATCTCTTCTTTCAACTGCTCTTATATCATCAGCAATCATTGATGGTTGTTCTAATACATAATCAAATAATGGTACTTCATCTCCTTTCCAAAAGAAATAAAATGTTCTATCTCTTACTTGACTTAAACCATGTAATATTGATTTTGTTTTAAAGATACTAAATGTATAGCCATTATCTTCTCCTATCTTCCTCAATCTTCTTACAACGGGTTCTCCCATCTTACTTGCCAACCTAGGAGCATT